CTCCAGTTGTTTCATTGTTTTATACATTAAATCTGCCCCTCTATCAACACTTCCTCCACCTGCTGCTCTAACCGCATCAGCTGTGAATACAAACTCATTCTTAGATAATCTAGCTGGCACATCGTCCGCCTTCTCTCTGGCACCTATAGGCACAAATCCACCACCTCTAAGATCCATTTCATTGCCACCTAAATCCATCATACCGCCCTCTTGAGCGCCTATTCTACCACCTTCAGCTCTAAAACTTTTTTGTAGATCATCTAAATAATCCATAAGTTCTTTAAACTCATCTGGATTTAATTCTTTTACAGGTCTACCAAATAATTGCATAGCTATATCATCAGACTCATCTCCTAAAATAGCTGATGCCATCATAACACCTTCTTTTTTTGGTGTGTCTTCAATATCACCACCTATAGCTGCCTCATTTCTAGGTCCATACTTCTGTCTATCAAGATATTCTTTATATTCGTTCTCCATATCTTCAAGCATTTTTTTCTTATTAAATTTTCGTTTACCTTGAAAGTATTCTTCCGGACTCATAAATTTTTGTTCTTCTACTTCTTTAACACTTTTTTCTTTTGTGCCATCTTTAAAACCTATTCTACCACCTGTAGCAAATGATGCAGAATATTCTTGATTTACCAAGAATGGATACTTCTGTGCTAATGAGCTTGTATCTTTGTTTTGGTATGCTTGTTGCACTTCTCCTCTAATTTTAGATACATCAATACCTGTTTGATCAGAGATTCGTTGAGATAATGCATTTATATCTTGTTCTGGTTGTTTACTAGTTAATAATCCACCTAATAATGATGCACCAACAATACTTGCTGTCACACCACCACCTGGTATTTTATCAAGGGCTGCTCCAAAACCTATGTCTTTTAAAAACCCAGCACCATAACCCATATCTTTAAAAGGACCTGCCCCTAAACCATAGGCACCTAATCCAACTGCTAACGCAGCTTTACCTATTGGTGACTTTGCAACTTTCTTTACAGTGCCTGTAATTTTTTTAACGATACTACCTAAACCATACTCTTGTCTTGGTTCTCCACCTTCTGCTAATCTAAATCTTTCAGGGATGTTAAAAGCTGTTGGGTTAGCTCCTCTAATACTGGCAATGTATTCTCCAAGATCACTTTTTTGTTGTTCTACATCTGATGGCACTTTTGCAATTCGTGGTAGTCTAGGTAACATTGGTGCGCTATCACTAACTGTCGTGGGTTTATTCATATTAAATATATTACTAATTTGCGATTGAGTAAGATTATCTAATTGTGGTCCAATATCTTTTGTTACATCAACACCTTCTTTTTTTAAAGAATCAAAAGTTTGTTTAGCTCTATCCATATCTAATCTAGTTCCTGTTAACCCTTCAGAAAATATAGCTTGGTTAGGGTCCATCATCGTTTGATATATATCAAAAAGATTCATGTCTGTTCTAGGTCCAAATGGACTTAAAGATAATAGTGCATCTCTAGTGGACATCATGTTTCTGTTAATTGCTCTTCTAGTAAGCGCATCTCTTGTGTTATCAATACCAGTGCCTATTCTGTCTATAACACTTGGTCCTTTAGGAGTAAAATTAACATCGCCCCCAGGTGTAGCCTCATCAGAATCTACAAAGTCCATACCAAAATCGTCCACATCACTACCAAAGGCAGCAGCTGATTCGTAATCAAAACCACCGTTTGCAAATGGTTTTCTAGGTGCTCCTCCTTCTGCTAGTAATTGTCTTGCTATTTTTGATCTAATTATTGCCATTTTTCCACACTACTTGGTTTTAGGAAACAAATCAAGCGAAGGCATGAATACTTTAACATCCCTTCTAATCTCTGCTTCTGGCACGCCTTTTGCCTTCCATTCGTCCTCTGTCTTATATATCTCACCCGTTTTAAGGTTAGATATGGTTGTTATTATCTTCTCTGGTTTTATTGTTTGCATTACGATACCACCTCTCTTGGTTCTATTTCTAATATTGAAGCTATAACATGTATTCTTCCAGCATAGCCCACTTGTACTTTTAACGCCTCTGTAGCTTCCATAACTAGGGGCTGAGTCAAAAGCTCTACTGTAGCATTAGCGGATATTGATTTGCTTTTAAATAAACTAAATATATTAGTTGAAGAATCAACTAACGTTACAGTAATTGTATCTCCTGATCCAGAATCATCGGATACTAGGATAGATTTAACAACAGCAGTTTTAAACGATGGCACTGTATATACAGTTGTTAGATCTGTAGATGTTAAATCATTTTTTTTATTTATAAAACTATTAGCCATTAATTTAAAAAGAAGTTTTGTGCTTCTACTTCATCCTTCAATTCTTGTTGATACGTTGTATTTAATTTTTGCACAATACCGTCAAGGTCCCTAACCTGTGCGTCAGCCACCTCTTGTTTATATACCTTACTGGGTCTTGTTAATACTTGTACTATCTTTGCCATTATCTTCTACCATCCGCTTGTATATCTAATCTAAATGTTCCTAATTTCCAATCTTGTGCCGAGCTAGTGTTTTCTATTTTAAGTGCTATAGCTCTTGCTCTAGCTCTAGTATCTACCTTTTGTGTGCTGGACGTAACATCAAAAGGACCAAGAGATGAACTAGAAGCTGTATCATTTGGAAAGTTTCTTAAATTTAAAGTTACTCTTGTTGCACCTGTTTGTGAAATAAAATCAGGTATAAATCTTCTTATCTTCATCATAAACTCACCATCACCTCTTAAATCAGGCACAGCAGAGGTTGTACCTCTTTGCACTCTTTGTGTGATATCAAAGTCTCCTGATGTAATATTAGCTGTAATTGCTGTAACCGTGCCACCTTTGACTTGATCAGTTCCTGTTTCGTGTTGATAGTATGTTGTAATACCATCTGTATTACCCTGCACATATGTAGACGACGTAGCGCCTTCAACACCATCTGCATCATACTCTAACGCGTGTGGACTACCAAATACGGCAGAGTCAGCCCATGCTGTTCTAGCTAGTGTACCCACTGTCCATATGGGTCTTTGTGGTGAAGAATCAAAGTAATTATAACAAACCATTTTGTTCACAACAGAAGAGTTTGCTGATGGATAGAACCACATAATCTCACCAAACAAATTATTTAATCCTGCTGCAATCATTTGATTACCAGAGTCTAAATTAATATCATCGTATACATGGTCCTCTACTAAACATGGTAGTGATTCAAGAGCACCTGCATATTTAAAGAAACCGTTTTCTGAAAACCAATATGCAGCACCATCTACCTCTACCGCTGCATTCTTACCAGCTAATCCACAGTTTGTTCCTGCTTGTACAAACGAGAATGTAAAAGGTTGACCAACAAAACGCATTAAGAATAATGCTGTGTCTGTGTAAACATAAATCGCATCTCTACCTCTAATAGCTCCCATGATCCGTGATCCGTCGGCCAGTCTTTGTGTGCCAGCGTCATTGGTTGCTGTAGGTGTATAAGTTGTAATATCCTCAACTGCAGAGAATCTAATAAACATATCATCTTGTGTAGACTTTGTACCAATCGTTGTTTCTGTACCAAAGAACACTAAGTGTCTGTCCGGTGTAGATACTAACATGTGTCTTGATGCTGTAGGCGCGTTAGATATGATTGTAGCTCTAGAGTTTGTTGCATCTGTAGCAGAAGAATCCCATTCAAATACTTCACCGTCTACAATCAAACAAATAGCTTTGTCACCAAAGTTATCAATGGACCACATACCAGGGTCAACGATTAAGTCTCCTGATGCGGCCTCACCCCATGCTATAAAACTAGATGTGTTTGTAATTGTAGCACCCGCTGTGTGTGATGCTGCTGTCGTGTTTCTTACACCTCTTGTTACACCTGTTAACGTGTTTGTAGATATGCCTGTGTAAGATATTTCTTCTGATCCTATTTGTATAAAATTTGTTCCAGAGGATGGAAACTGTGATGCATCGTTTAATGTAATACTAGTTGCAGACGCATTTATATCTGAAGATAAAACTGTTGTAAAAGCTCCTACTTCTTGTCCACCCCAAGATCCAAGAGACCAACCAAAACCTTGTGACTGTACGTCAGGTCCTACGTGGTAGTAGTGTTTAACTCTAATACCACCAGAAGTTGTTGCTCCAGATCCTGCTTCTGCAGAAGGCATTGTGATTGTAATTGTGTTTGATGCTGGCACAGTTGTAACCATAAATCTTATGTCATCAAAGTCTGATGCACCAAAGTTTGAACCTGTGATAGATGAAAAATTATCTAATAAAACAATATCACCAGCCTGTATACCGTGATCACCTGAAAAGTTTATTGTAACTGAAGCTGACCCGTTGGTTGTGCTAAACGCATTAGTAAGTGTGTTTGTAGATTTGATTGGGTGAATGTCGTAGAACACACCACCTGAGTATGCATATAAAATTCTGTTCGACCCTATAATAGAATACTTTCGACCTACACTATTGGTAAATTGATGTAATGCTCTGGCTGCACCAGTAATATTATCTGCGCCTAGTTGTTTCCAACCACCTATTTTTTCAGGTGTTTGATATCTAAAACGAACGTTATCACAGTCTATCCACTGTCCTTCAGCTGTTGTTGCTGTAATTTGTTTATTTATACCAGGTGCAAACCCTATCTTTTGTAGCATAGATCTCCAGATTATATTAGATTG